CAAACAAATTGCTATTACTGCTCTTGGTGGGACCCAGACAGGTGTGACGGTTCACTCCGTTGCATCCCCGTTCACGCAGACCTTTGTGAGGCCAAAAACCTTCAAAGCGTTGGGGCAACCCAACCCTGTTACGAACCGGATTACGTCTGTGCCGCGCAACAATTACAAGTTGCTCACCCGCAAGGGTGTGACCGTCCTCGCTGGCCAACCTTTCCAGAACATGTTGATCACTACGATCATCGAAGTTCCGGCAGGCGCCGATGTGGCCGATCCGGCAAATGTACGTGCAGCTCTCTCCGCACATGGTGGTTACATAGCCCAAGTTTCAGCGGGCCTTGGTGACACCGTGAACAGCGGCGTGATGTGAAATAAACCTCACATAATCGCAGCATGTGCCTCAATAATGATTGGAGAAAACGATGGACGCTTGCCCTCATGCTCTTTACCATCACCTTGCTACAGACCTTGAACGATGGTTACCCACTCTGTCTGGACGAATCCTTTTTGACAGCAATGTTGAGAAGGTTCCCTGGCCTGGAGTGACACCGTCGGAGGTGTCGTGCCTCTGGCTCCTAAACTCTCTTTTGAAGAAATTCGAAGACGAGAAGGCTAAAGATGCCGACAATAAAGCGTTGCAGAAGTTCCTCGCATCAAACGACCGATGCAGGGATTTTTGTGACGATGCTAGTACACATGACGAATTATCTGCGATCATACACGCGAGTTTGATAAGTGTCTCTACGACACTCTCGAGCCCGTCGCAGACGAGAGCAGGTGGTTCGACATGGATTTCGTCCTCGACAACATGAGGACGGGTCCAGGTGCTAGCGTTGGTGCTTCTGGGAACTCGTACTACCATAAGGTATGCAACGGGCCTATGAGTACTACTCACGAGGCACTGTACGCGCGTTACAAAGCGTACCTACAGCGGTATGACCTCGAGTCGGACGTTGAAAATACACGTCTTGACATCTGGGGCGACCGAGACACTGTAGTGCAAGGAAGCAATTTGTCTTTTGCCTTCAAAAATTCCGACATTAGTCGGGTGATATGTACTGAACCCTCGCTGAATATGATGTTTCAGCAAGGTTACTCTCGCGGACTAGAGGTATGTCTCGCTAAGTCATTTGGTATCGACTTGCGGACCCAGCCAGCAAAGAATCGCGAGTTAGCCCTTGTGGGGTCACGCGACGGAACTTTCGGCACTGCCGACCTTACGTCAGCTTCTGATTCCACCTCCTGTAATCTGATCCGAGACAGGTTCCCAAAGTTTCATAGGGACCTTATATTCAAAATCAGATCTCCAGCTGTAAAACTGCCAGTTGGCTTTCACCAACTAGAGACTGGTAGTGGGGTGCAGCTTCAGATGATATCCTCGATGGGCAACGGTTTTACGTTTGCCTTGGAAACCCTCATCTTCGCATGTGTTGTCAAAGCAGTGTACACGGCTCTGAATATCGAGTTCGTCCCTCCTCGCGGAGAAACTCTTGGAAACTTTGCTGTCTTTGGGGACGACATTATTGTTCGCCGTGAGGCGTATGATCGTGTCGTTATGACCCTAGAGCAACTCGGCTACCAAGTCAACATATCGAAAAGCTTTAACGAGGGTCCCTTTCGGGAAAGCTGCGGGGCCGATCTTTGGCTCGGACATAATGTCCGTGGTGTTTACGCGAGAAGCTTGCGTACACCGCAGCGACGCTATACGTTGATCAACAGGTTAAACTTGTGGAGCAAAGTCCACGGCATACCGCTCGCTAATACCCTTGAATACCTGAGGACGTCGGTCTGGTTGATTCCAGTACCGCCTTGGGATAACGAGGACGCGGGCATACGTATGACGTGGGTTGAAGCGCTTGAAGTCTTCGGTGTGAACCGAGCGACCATAGCGGGCTACCATGACCACAACGGGAGTGTTCTTTACGAACGCTACATCCCTGAAGCGGACACGGTATCCTTACTGCGGGTGAAACAACGGCCTTTTTGTATTCCCAAGTGGGACAAAGTGAAGAATGGGAAAACCGTTTTTTGCAAAGTACCACATAATCATAGCGGGATACTTCTTTCGGCCGTCAACGGTAGCTTGAGGGACGGGAATCTGGCTCAGAAACTCTTGAGCCCCCGGTATCAAAAGCGTGTTGGCGTGGCCCCCTGTTGGGACTATGACAATGCGTCTGCTTCACTTTTATCGAAGCAGGGCTGGCAGCGCTGGGTAACCAGCTCTGACTCCGCACCTTTCGAAGGCC